ATCACATCCTTTAGGGATTTAGTTATGATGAGGAGATTACCACCCTCCTGTGGCAACTCGGCTAGCCCCTGAACATACCGATTTGTCAGATTGGTACGCCATTTAGTATACTTGGAGGCTAAAGGTCTATAAATCTTAAATCGATCATAAACCTTATAGGCATACATAGGACTATCTTCTTTGTAGGTTCCTCTGACGACTCTATTACAAAGAAAGTATTTAATGCTAAACACGTTGAATTTCTTCAGTGTATCTATAGATATATGGAATTGCTTCCAATATTTCTTGTCTACTTCTGTAAACGGTTGTCTTACTATCCCAATCTCCGTCTCAGACGCATTTTCAGCCATTCTGACGGGCTTTTGGGAGCCTTGGTTAGGATTTGTACACCTGAAGATTCTAAGGAGCTCACGCTCGAGTTCTTCACGTGTATTCAAACCTTTTATAAGCTTAACGAATTTGAGAGCATTACCTGCTTCTCCAGTGCCATGATCCTTAAACAACAAATCCCCGGTTTTGCTAGGAAATATAGCGAAGCTGGGGATTTTATCATCTGGTCTCAATGGACTATTCATCAAGACTTTTGGCTTAAAACTACCAAGATAGTAAGAATAGATAGTATAGTCATCCAATTTGTCCAACAAGTCTCTAAGACTCATTGTAATTGCTGTTTTTGTACTATACATGGCTCATAGGCTCTTGTTGTAATCAGGTGGGGAATCGAACCCCACAATCCGTCAACTACCTTTTAGGGTGACCGTCCTAACCTCTAGACTACTGATTCCCATTATAATCAAAACGACCCCCGTGGACTCTCACACACGTTCATGGTACCCTTTGTTCTCCCATAGCATCACTGTGTAAATGCTTGGCGCCGAATTTGATTATAGATTGCCTTGTTTAATATAGCGTTACTCAGTCTTTCAGATTCCTTCCCGTTCCTAAGGCGGCTCCGGTCTCATCGCACATACTATTTTGAGGAGCAATCAGTGACCTCGTCGTTAGGGGCTGGCTGCCATAGTGTGTTGCGTCCCCGATATCTCTATCTGCCGATACTCACGTCGCACTATTAGACCTCCAGTCCTCCACCACTGACCATTTCTTTCTGTGACACACTTTAATTTGTAGATACCGCAGTTCGTCTCTGCCCCAGTCACCTCTTACATCCTTAGAAAGGCAGGTTGTCAGCACCTGTAGAGTCTGCAGTCACCGGAGCACTAGCTGTAGCAGCTGCGAGCGGGTCGATAGGCTTCTCAACGTCAGCCTGTACGGGACGCTCCAGAAGATCGTTCTTCCAAAGCTTAATCTGCGACTCTGCAACGTTCATAGGCTCAATAAAAATACCATTTTTAGAAACAGTAGTATAACCTTTCTTATCATAAATTACCTTCAGTCGCGCATAGTTATGCACTTCCTTAGAACACAGCTCGGTCTTTACCCAGTTAATCATTTCTACGAATGATGAACCTTCGAAATCACTGTGTGTGCCATTTACGGCATCGATAACCTGTAAGATACGTCCAAACTGCTGATTATCACGACGCTGTAAATCTTCGTCGGTCTTAATCCACATATTCTTAGTATTCTTCCATTCAGTCATAGTTACTGTCTGACCTTCCTTATTCTGGAATATAAGTTCCAGGAAGTCAAGGTCCTGAGGCGACTTATTTACATTCACCTCTTTAAGCATGATATTCTCATTAATTCCTACGGGCATGTAGGAGCTTGTAAACTCCGTATTGCTTGTTGTTGCTGTTTTTGTACTATACATAATTTCTTCCTTTTATTACTGGTTCTTAGACTCTGAATTTTCGGGCAAATAAACTCTATTCCAATATGTTGTCAAACTTCCATCCTCATTCCCAGTAGCGATGACAATATCTTTACCTGCAATGTGTCTGGCACGAGCCTCCATAATAGTCCCGTCTCCTCCAGACTTGAAACTAATGTGAGTTTCATTGTCCTTTCGGTATACGTATCCGACTGCATCAGCCATTCCGCAAACGATTTTTCCAAGTTTTCCGACGAGGTCGATTTCCTTGGCGCTGACCTCCTGGCCATCTTTATCGGTGAGACTATCTTTGACATGTCCAACAAGAATAAACTCGTCACAAAGCTCTTTAAACATGTCGATTACTTTCTTTACAGCATCCCGCAAATACTTGTAACCAGCACCTCGAGCTAGAGTGGTAACATCGTCACCAGTCCAGTTCTTACCGAGCTCCGTCTTTCGATAGAGAGTACATGCATAAGACATACATATATCCTCTAGACGAGTAGCGTTATCAATTGTAATATGTTTATAGAAATTATGCCCTACTTCAGCATTCTTAGCTCTAATGGCTTGAGCAATCTCTCCTAAATCATTGATTGTTCTGGCCTGTACAGCCATTGCATCAACGAAAGTTGAACCACCTTCTAAGTCAACGATAAGATTATTTTCAAGCTGTGCGAGGGCACTAGTCTTACCGGCTTTAGGCAGTCCGTACAATATCATGTATTGCGGATTAGTAGAGATTGCTGGAACTTTTGATGTAGGTAATGTTAGACTCATAGGTTCTATTTTTTATTAAAGAAGGTTAATGTTAATCGAGATGTTAATAATAGCCTTCTTCGTGTTATCGGAAATACCGTTCAGGAACGACAAATCAGATAAATCGGCATACTTAAAAGTATCGAAGCCAATCTGAATCTCATCATCGTAGAACACGATCGGTGTACCGTCACTAAGCGTGTACATCTTACCAAGCTCATAAGGAATCGTCTTGTAGATCTTCTTGTTCTTCTTATAGTTGGCAAGGAAGTTTGCAGCCTTGATGAACTTGTCATCAACCTTCAGGTAGCTGCTGCTAAGAGGAATATACGTTGTGCTAGTAGAGCCGAAGAGGTAATCGTTCTTCTTCTTTATACCACCAAGAATAATGTTATCAATAATCTCAGAATAGTTGGGCTCATAACTAATAGTGTTAAAAGGAATAAACGTAGTATTGTTGTTCTTCTTAGTTGTAAACTTGTAAGTCTTAATCATATTCAGCCTGTATTTTAACGTTAATATTAGTCACCAGCTACTTAACATTCCTTTATATTGTTATACATCAAGTCATTCTCGAACTCAAGTATGCAGGGCTTTCCTGCGTCTCTATTCTTTAGCATGTGCATATAGATCTTATTCTGTGTAGGCAGATGATTCGGTCCATACTCTTGTATATTCAATATTTCAGGTCTGTGCATTACGAGAACATAGTCGCTCGCTTGAAAAATGGCATCTGATGACGATATGTCACTACGCATAGGGTAATGACTCAACGGATTGTTGATACGTTCTGAAGACTCTATGTTTCTATTCATTTGCGCAATCTGAATGACTGTAGTGAGAGGGAGTTTCTTTGCTTGTATGAACACCCTTTCTAGTTCACTCGTTGTCTCAATCACGGTTCCTACTTGTTTTGTTAATAATGCGTGATCGTACGTGATTACGAAATGTTTCCCAGTACCTTTTACATACTGGTTATAGAAAGCATATATGATTTGCTCTACTTGCATGGGAGTACACGGATTGTCTACATAGTAGATAGGATACTCCTTTAGCTGATTAGAAACAGAGACGACTTTTCTGAAGGTACTTTCGTCTAGGTCCGTTTCCGAACTATACAAGTCAGAAGTAGTCTTTCTCAGCTTATTTGAAAGAGCTCTTCCGACCTGCCTAAATCCAACCATCTCTAACGAGAAGTTGAGTATAATCATGTCTTCAGTTGGATTCAAGTCAATTAAATCGAACGTCATCGAATTTACAAACGATGATTTTCCACTTCCTGAAATGCCAGCTATGGTATAAACGGTATTTGGTTCAATACCTCCCATACACTGCTTATTGAACTTACCCCATCTTGTCTTCAACGACTGAATATCGTGACTTCTACGTCCTTCAATATAGTTGATAGCCTCTTGTGCTACAACTCGTATTGGTCGAACGACATTAGATAAGTTCTGTTCCATAAGAATTTACAGTTTTTGCTGTATCTTGCATCTCCTCCTCAATTGCTTCCCATTGTGAACGAGTTAACCAATTCCACATAGTCATCATATAACTGAGACTGCCTTCGCGCATACGTTTGGATATCTCATAATCGAGACACTTAATAATATGCTCCGCCATTGCAGAACTTCTCCCACACTTAGTGTTGAAGAAATGGCGACATTTGTTTACATTGGCTCTCAGATAACATTTACTGCCATCTGACCTCATTACATACACTGGGTACATATCATAGAAGAGATCGAAATAATCCTTCTCATTAGCTACAGCTTGTTTAAGCTTATCTGTTGCTTGATATGTAATTGACTCACCGCTCTCTATCGCGGTTACTAGTTCTTGAGAAACTAAGTATAATATATCTTCGTCGCTAATAAGGCTGACAACTTTGCGGACGTCTTGATACTTGGGTTGATTCTTATCCAATATCATACTTAGGAAGATTAACTGACTTGAGTTTAACCCTGGGATTTTGTCCAAGAGTTGAGTGTTT